GCCCCTTTCTCAGGAAGAGTCTTTGATCCGTTAAACTTTGATCCGTTGCCACCGATAACAACAGTTTGACCTACATAAAAAACTTTTTCGACTTTATCCTCAAAGTAAAGAGTGCCAGTCGTGGCTGTATTGCTGTGTGCGATATTGTAAACAACATTAGTCCAGAGCATAGGCAGTAGAACTGCATCGGTTGCATCACAGACTTCTTGTAAAGTGGCATCTGGATATAGCGTACCCACTCCGAGTGTGGAGCGTAATTCGCTGACTGTCGTTAATGCCATTGCAATTCCTTTCGTAAGACTCTAGGGAGTCAGAGGGCTACTGACCCCCTAGAGCGACTTAGTAACCTATTAAGTTAGGTTGAACTTACGAACGCCCTTACCTGACTTAGCAAGATAGATTGCTAGGTATCCGTAAAGGTTGATCTCGATTTCGCCAGATGTCAAGACATTGACACGAAGCTGTGTTTGTGGTGATTCCCAGACATAAACGCTGCTTGGAGCAACAAGGAACATTGAGTTGTCGATTACGCCAGATGTTGTGATGTTATGATCCACGATTAGATCAGTTCCAAGAACATTTCCGCGAACAGATGAAGCTACTGCTGAACCTGAAGCGTTCTGTGTTGCGCCTTGTGCTGAGTACAATGCGCGCCCAGTAGTATCTGCGAATCCTGCGATTGCTGCCCAAGCATCAGTTGATGCAACTAGCTTGTTAGCGAAGTCTCCGCCTGTACCCTTGTAAGCTGCTGCGCCTTCTACAGAAATGAATGACTGTAGTCCTGCTGCTGTTGCTGCTGTAGTTGCTGCAGTTGTTCCTGCTGAAACATAAGCAGCTAGAAGTGCTGCATCTGTTGCCTTCTCGTAAGATTTACGAAGTTCAGCCATCAAAAGCTCCATGAATGCAGGCTGGCTGCGGTCAACCAACTCGAAACTTACGCGGTTTAGCGCACTAAACTTGTTGATGTCGATAGTGTCATAACTTGAAGTCATGCCTGTCTCAGATGGTGCTGCACCTTCGTTAGTATCTGCTGTTGTTGGAGCAACATCTGGAGTGCTTGCATTTGTGTAAAGGCGTGGAACTGTGAATGACATACCAGATGGCAAAAGTGCTGATCGAGTTGCTGCTTCAAAAGCAGGGCGACCAGTAAATGTGTCTGTGATGAATGTGTCTAGGTGTGGTGCAAGTGTCAAGCCTGTGTTTGTTGATGTTGAGTCATCTGCTGCGCGAACTACGCGGCGTGCTTCGTCATCACCAAGAGCTGCCTTGATGTTAGCTTCTAGGTACTGTGCTGATGTAATTGGTGCTACGCGCTCGCGCACGAATGTAGTTGCTGTCACTACAGTTGGGCGAGCAGCTTCAACCGCTGCTGCTTCTACTGCTGGTGCTGCAACTGTCTCTGGAGTATTCTCCACAGCTGTCTCGCTTTCTGTTGGTGTGATTTCTTCTTCTACTGCTTCTGGATTTTCCTCAGCAGCTACATCGATAACCTGAGCAGACTTAAATGCTGGCTCTGTTACCAATGAAACTTCTAGCAGTTTTGCAGCGGATACGAACATCACGTTGCCCTTCTGCTTTGACTTAATTACTTCTACGCCTACTGAAAGACCTGATTGCAATCCTTCTTCTGCAAGGATTAGAGCTTCTGATCCACGATTAGATCGTGAAACCTTGAAGCTGGCATAGATGCCATCTTCTTGCTCTGTGAATTGTGTTGCCTTGCCTAATGGCTGGCGTGAGTCATGCTGATTGAGTAACTTGACAGTCTTAGGATCTTCTGGAAGTGCAATCGCGCCCTTCTCGAATACCACCTTACCTGCTGAAGTGTTACCGACTTCGCCTGTACCTGCTGGCACGATCTTGCCTGAGATTAAACGTTCCTCAACATTGGCAATAAGTCCAGCTGTAAAAGTAATTACTTGGTTTTCCATTATTCGATTCCTTCGCTGCCGTTAGGTGTTAAATCTTCCATCTCCATAGCTTGTTCAACTGTGATCAAGCCCAGAGATAACATCTTTTCAATCACTAACAAACGTTCCATTGGTTCAGTCTTTAAGAATGATGAGTCCACATCAAAACGCACAGAAGTGCCACGCGGAGTTATGTCATCCATGCTGAGTCTGTGCTGGATCGCGTTTACATATGGAGCGACAGATAGAGAATAGAACTGCTTGCGCTCATCTAATACATTTGCATAGGTCATGCTGTTATTCATTTCAGCTGACAAAAGGTAAGCAGGGATTGAGCATAATCTGGCGATTTCGGTGCTAAGGAATTGCTGCGCAGAATCGTACATCATGTCTTTAGGTGAGAATGATGTTGGCTGATATTCCAAAGTACTTGTTAAGTATGCAGTTGAACGATTTTGTCTAGCGTTCTTCCATGCTGCAAGAAGTCCAGCGATCTCTTTAGGATCTAGGTCAGCCCCGTTATTGCGTAACACTCCAGACGGCATGGGAGTTTGAGCGGCTAATACTGCTGCCTTACGAAGATCGATTGCAGCTCTAATTGTTTCAGATCCGCGTTCTAAGATGCCTTCATCAAATGATTGAAATGTTACCAGAGATCCTAAACCCGACATAGGAACTGCAACTGCATCGATAAAATATTGAGTGACAGTCATTCCATAAAGATCTGTCGTAAATGTAACTTTGACATTCGGAATCCATTGGAAGCGAGTCGGTCTGGAATCTTCAGAGCTAACTTCAGTCACCTGCCAGTAAGCCACGCCATACATGAGCAGTGAATCCGTTGTCCATGCCATCGTGATCGAACGCGGTTGATTAAGTGCTGGTTGATTGACCCAAACTGGGTTATCTAATTCTTCACCTGTAGAATTGCGATACAGGTTAAGTGGCAAATCCGCTACCACGCCGCTTAAAAGATTTCTGCATCTAGCTACGCTTGGCACAGACATTGCTTCGTTGCGATTGACTCGCGGCATTATGTAGTTATAGAGCGAGTTAAGATTTTCGCCCATAATAGAAGGGGCGTATTGCGCTAAAAGCGATGAACGCTGATCATTTGAGATTGCTTCAGTTTTGCGGAATAGACCCATAGTCATAAAGTGTAGCATTTGTCAAGCAATTAGACAATGTGCTATGGGTGTGTCTAACCATAAATCTGTGGCTTAGGTTGAGGAAGCATTAACTTACTTACGACCATTGCTAAGCCAATAGGTGCTGAAATGTCTCCAGCACTTTTGCGCTTGATGATTCTCCAAGCACTATCGTTAGTTTTAGCAGCTGTGTTGGTGAACTGCTCAATCAGCTCTTTAGACCCATTGTGAACAACCCTAAGATTGGTCAATCCTTCTAGCAAGTCTCCACAGGCTTTGTAGAACTGCTGACCTGACACATCTTCCACCATAACTCCGCTTTGTGCGAGCCTGTCTGCAATGGTTTGTGTGGCGTACTTGTCAAAGCAGACAAGGCGTGGCTTATACAGATCAACCCAAGATTTAATGCTTGCAGCCATCTTCAATTCATCGATAGCAACCTGTGAGCTGTAAGTCTCCATAATGCCAATGCCGATTCGCCCATCTGGAAGCAACTGACCAGCAACGAGCGACCCATTGCGCCTACTCGGACTTACATCAAAGCCGAATACTGTGTAAGCACCTACTGTCATTTCTAGAGTGCTATCGGATGAGTTCTCCAGTACCTCTGTGCTGAACGGACAACTTAAACTGGAGATCCATTGACAAAGGGTCTCGGTTCTAGCAGCTTCCATCGTTGAGGATGCGATAGTTTCCTCGATGGCTTCCTCGCTGATTAGATGACCCAGAGAAGGGTTAGCCATTGCCCATGCTTTACGATCCCAGATGTCGCAGAAGTCAGGTGCGCTGTATTCGTAGAAGCCTAAGCTCTTAGGTGGCTTATTTAAGCAAGCCTCGTGCAGATCATTAAGCACTTTTGAAAAATGGTCTCCAGCATTGCTAGTGAATAATCGCTGGCTATTCTTACGCGCTAAAGTAACGCTCTTAGCCGCATCCATAGCAGCCTCAGACACCTCGCGTAGCTCATCGATCCAGAGGAAATCACAGGTGCGCCCTCTCGCTCCATCGGATGTCGCAGCAGCCACTTCTAACTGTGCGCCAGATGCAAGGATAATTCGCTCATCGCCATTAGTCCTACGGATGCCCTTCTTTATGTCTCCATCCTTTAGCTGCACTCTGAGAAAGTCGTTGCGCTCGATGATGTCTGCCATGATGTTAAAGGACTTCATTGCCATAGCTCTATTAGAGGACATGATCAAGATGTCCTTCTCACCGAACATGAATAAACCTGCAAGTGCCCTCATTCTGGCTAAATGAGACTTACCCGACTGTCGAGCAATCAGCAAAAGGCTCGTCTTACGGATGAACTGATCTTCTTTATCCACAGAGCATAAATCATCCAAGATAATGCGCTGCCAATCGAGAAGTGGCTGACCTATGCGCTCTGCAAGCTCTGCGACCTGATCACCTTTAGTTTTGCCCTTTAACCACGGGCTGTGAAGGCGTGGCTTCAAATCCCCAACTAGCTTCTTGGGCTTTTTGGTTTTAGTTGTCATCGAATCGGATCGGGTCTGGACTTAAACGGACTGTCTTGGACTGGCTCGGACTGTGTCGGAGAGAGACAGTTTGC